TGTTGAATTTGATAAAGAAAACTTCAAGTGGAAAGGAACTTAATTATTCGGAATGGTGTTCAATAAATTCATATAAGGGGTGGTTGAAATGGTGTGATAGTTACAGGTTGAGTGAAAAATACATTACACCACTTCAACCCTTTGTGGATGCCTATTATGAAAATAATATTAAAAGAAAGGTGGATTGAAAAGATGGTCAATCATGGAACAGTTAGAAGTACAGTCAAGCCAAAAGAACTTGTAATTGATGAATTCAGTGCTTGGATTAACTCAAACATCACTGAAATAAATGAAAATATTGGTGAAGAAAATGAATTCATTGGCTACCAATATGATTGTGTTCAATATGAAAAAGATGAATACATCAAGAAACTATCGGAAGAAAACACAAATTTAATGTTAGCAAGTGCAGAAACTTATGAAACTATGTATCAAGAAAATACAAATTTAATGTTGGCTATTGCTGAAGTATATGAATCAATGAATGGGGGTGTGGTGTAATGGTTCAAATTTATGTGAACTTAATTAAAATGGGATTAAGAACTATTGAACAAGTTCCCTTGACTATAAGGGGTGATGTTGAAGATGCTTTGGCAAAAGCTTAAAAGCATCTATTTTATATTGAAAGGTGGTGAAAACATGGATGTTATTTATGCTACTTTAATAGTTCGTGGTTATAGAACTTTTGCACAAGTTCCACTAACCTTGAAAGAAAGAGTAAGACAGGTTCTGATTGACATTGACTGCGGTGATTTGGCGGTTGAATAGCACTTGAAATCATGAGGGGGTATAAAGGCATACCCCCGAAATAAAACCCTCTTATAGGTCAACTGGTGACTTGTCAGGGGGTTTATTTTAAGAAAGGGGGTATGTCTTTATGACAATTGAAGTTGCCCTTCTGATTTCAGGTGTTTCATTGGCATTTGGAATCTATCAAGGGGTGAGTAACTTGCGAAGAAACAACAGAACTGATGACAAAAATGATGCAACACAGTTGACCACTGTGATTGTGAAGCTTGAAAACATTGGTGATGGTGTGAATGAAATAAAGGCTGACATGAAAAATGTCAAGTCTGATGTCGGTGAACTGAAAGAAAAACAAGTCAGAACAGAAGAAAGCTTGAAATCAGCGTGGAAGCGAATTGAAATAATTGAAGGTAGAAAGCCTGGTGCTTCAAATGAGTAAGAAAAAGAACAGGTTTTCAAAATTCATTGTCACCCTGGTGATTATCATGAATATCATTTTCACTGCTGCTGTTCTGTATGTGTTTGTAAAGGTTGGAAATGAACCAATGGCACTGATTGGTGCATGGTTCACTTTCACAACAGGTGAATTATGGATGCTTTCAAGCATCAAAAAATCAAAAGTAAATAAGAAAGATGGTGAAAACAATGAAAATCAATTGGAAACAGAAATTGACCAGTAGAAAGTTTTGGGCAGCGGTAATTGGTTTTGTAACTGCAATCATGGTTGCGTTTGGTGTGAATGATTTGACCATTGAACAGGTGGTTGGACTTGTCACAGCAGCTTCCACATTGATTGCTTACATTATAGGTGAAGGAATGGTTGATGCTGCAAGAATCAATGCAGAAGAAGGAAAGGATGAAAAATAATGAGTAATAGTCCATTAGTAAATTATACAAGAATATCCCCAAACAGTACCAATCCAAGGAAAGACAAGATTAAGAAGATCACAATTCATCATGTTGCAGGGAATTTGACTATTGAAACTATTGGAAATGTATTTGCACCAACTTCAAGAAAAGCATCTTCCAATTATGGTGTTGGTACTGATGGAAGAATTGGAATGTATGTTGAAGAAAAGAACAGATCTTGGTGTTCTTCTAATGCTGACAATGATCATCAAGCAATAACTATTGAAGTTGCAAATGATCGAATTGGTGGTGATTGGCATGTTAGTGATAAAGCACTTGAAGCAACCATTGAATTATGTGTTGATATTTGCAAAAGAAATGGAATTGAAAAATTAAATTATACAGGTGATAAAAATGGGAATTTAACAAGACACAACATGTTTGCTGCAACAAATTGTCCTGGACAATATTTGCAAAGTAAATTCCCTTATATTGCAAATGAAGTGAATAAAAGATTGAACAAAACAACTTCACCTGGTAAAGTATTGTATAAAGTTCAAGTTGGTGCTTTCAAGAATAGAACCAATGCAGATGCACTTCTTGCAAAAGTAAAGACAGCAGGATTTGAAACTTACATGGTTCAGGTTGATGGACTTTATAAAGTTCAAGTTGGTGCTTATTGTGTAAAAGCAAATGCTGATGCTATAGCTGCAAAATTGAAAGCAAAAGGTTTTAGTGTTTACATTACTACTTCAGGAACACCATCTACACCTAAACCTGAACCAGTGAAAGAAATAAAAGTTGGAAGTAAAGTAAAAGTTAAAAAGGCAGTTACCTATGATGGTAAAAGCTTCATAACTTATCACAATATTTATGATGTGATTGAGGTAAATGGTGATAGAATTGTAATAGGAATTGGTAAGACAATTACAGCAGCAGTTCACAAAAATAACCTAATTGTTCAATAAAAGTTTGTTACTAATGTGTTACTAACAGTTAGGTTTTTGAGTGTTTTTCAAGGTTCTTAAAGTTCATCAAAACCGCATGAACATTGAATTCTTTGTGATTGTAAATTGAACTTCTTTATGATTGTATGCAGATTTTAATGAACTTTGGGTTGACTTTCCCTTTGGCATCTTCTTTTCTTTGAATAATTCCCAAAGACCTTCAAGAGTAATTTTTTCAGCATCTATATCCCAAGGTGATTTATTATATTCAGCAAGAAGTATCATCCCTGCTTCCCTTGTGGGAGTATAATCTATTGGTAAATAAATTGGATGCCCCTTCTCATTCCAACCTATGGTTTTTCTAACTGCATATGGGTTTCTTCTATTGCCTGATAATTTAACAACAGAACCATAACCATTTGGATTTTTCAAGTAATATCACTTCCTTTGTGGTTCATCATTGGTTCAAGTTGGTTCAACATTACGTTAAGTATCTTGAACCGCTTGAACGTGAGTATTTACAAGGGTTCAAGGCTTGAAGGTTCAAGTAGTTCAAGATGATACCCTATATACTCTTATTTTTTATAGATATATTTAAGTTAAAAAAATTAAAAATCATAAATTAAAGAACTTTGATTTTATCTTGAACCATCTTGAACCCCTTTGATATATAAGGCTTTCATCTTGAACTTCATCTTGAACCCATCTTGAACTTATCTTGAACTTATAGAACATATTCAGATGGTGATGATTGATTTAAGATAAGTTCGCTGTACTTCAGTACTTGCTTCATGATTTTACCACTTACATGCCAAAATGCAAGATGCTTTGGTTCACCAGTTGAAGAAGTATATTTGAATACATAATAAAATTTAGTTCCCATCTTTGAAGTAGTACCAGTTGTGTTATGGTATTGAGCCATAAAATTACTTTCTTGCATTACATCAATTGCAGTGATTTGTTTAATTGGTAATTTTACAGTAACATCAGGATTTATTTTCTTGATGATTATTTCAGTTTCATCAAAGATGATATTACAAGGCATATCCTGAAGAAAACCATTCAGCCCTTCATAGTACATAACATTTAATACATTACTTTCTTTTTTCTTTCTAAACATTAAAATCATCCCTTCTTTTTTTTTATATTACATTGCTTTGAAAAGCAATTGCTTTACCTAATATTCTAATTTGATTAAGTTCTTCATTTTTATAAACCATAGGTTTATAGTTTGGGTTTTCAGCAACAAGAACAATTTCATTCTTATCCTTATTATAATAAATTCTTTTCAATGTAGCTTCATCACCAATGAGAACTGCACCAATTTCACCATCATTAACAGTCGGTTGTTTCCTGATAAAAACTATATCACCATCAGTGATTCTTGCATTTATCATACTATCCCCTTTAACCCTTAAACAAAAATCAGCATGTATATTTGAACCTGCTTCAACATAACTTTCAAAATGTTCATCAGCAAATATTGGTTTACCTGCTGCTATGCTTCCCAATAATGGGAATTTCTTTGTTTCAATCCTTAAAATATTATCAGGATATTTTTTGTTCAATCTTTTCATTGGTACATCAAAACCCATCAACCAAGCTTCACTTACATCTAATGCTTTGGCAATTAGATATACACCCTTTTGTTTTGGTTCATAAGTACCTGATAAATATTGACTAATTGCAGATTTACCAAGTTTAGTTTTTCCACCAAGTCAACTTGTTTCATATTTCTCAAATTCATAGCTTCTTGCATTCGTTTTGAAAAAGACTCTTTCATTAACATACACCTTCCTTTTGAAATCTTAATTTCAATTATATTATACACCAAAGTTCAAGAAATTATAACTAAAATATAAAAAAAGTTTAGAAATCTGAAAAAAAGTATTGACATATTTTTTAATAAGGTATAATATAGAGATAGTTCAAGTAACTGAACCAAAAGTTCAAGAATAGAAAGGTGGTGAACCTGATGAAATACAATAGAAAAATTAAGAATAAAAATATTAGGTATTGTTTGGTTGGAAAAAAGGTTTTTAATAGATTAAGAGCAGCTGAAGTATTTTGCAATGAAAATAACCTTGATGTTGGTGAAAATATTCTATCTGAAAATAAGGATGTTCTTGAAGCAGCTAAACAAATATGTTTTTATGTTCTTCCAATTCTTCATGATATGAAAAAAGAACTTCAAGATGTATATGATGAACAAGCTAATATCTATCATAGAAAAGTTGATGATTTTAAGGAAGCTGAAACCAAGCGTGATTTACTTCGTGATTACTATCAAGAACAAATAAGTGAAGAATGTTCTTATGAATTACAATACATTTAGTATTACAAAGGGGGTGTTGCAGTTGGATAACAACAGTTTGAAATCAGTAATTGAACAACTTGAAAACCTATTTTCAAAGTTCAACAAACGGTTTTTTAATGGGGAACTTGAAACACCAATCATCACTTGTTCCCCTGATATGACCAAAGGGGCTTATGGGTGGTGTACTTCTTGGAAAGCTTGGAAACAAGAAGGGCAAGAATCAGATGGTTTCTATGAAATAAATATATGTGCTGAATACTTAAACAGACCATTTGAAGAAACTTGTGGAACCCTTATACATGAAATGGTTCATTTAATAAACCTTCAAAATGGAATTCAAGATACTTCAAGAAGTGGTATGTATCATAATAAGAAGTTCAAGGTAACTGCTGAAGAACATGGGCTGGTTATTGAAAAGGATGCCAAATATGGTTGGTGTATAAGCAGCCTTTCTGAAGAAGCTTTGGAATATGTTAAAAGTTTAGATGGACAGGCATTTACACTTGTAAGAAGTAAGATTCCAAAGGTACAAGGTAAAAGTAGTTCATCTTCTAAAAAATATGTATGCCCTGGATGTGGTTCAATCATTAGAGCAACAAAAGAAGTCAATGTAATGTGTGGTGATTGTGAAGTTCACTTTGAATTACAAGAATAGAAAGGTGGTGAATGATGATGGCTTTTGATTACAGTAAGTTGAGGGGTAGAATTAGGGAAATATTCAAAACTCAAAGTGCATTTGCTGCTGAAATGCAAATGTCACCTGTTTCCCTGTCTGAAAAGCTGAATAACAAAGTGCAATTCAGTCAGAAGGAAATTGACAGAGCATGTGACCTGCTTCAAATTGCAAAAGAAGAAATACCCATATATTTTTTTACACCAAAAGTTAAGGAAGCTTAACCAAATAACAAGAAAGGATGGTTGAAAATGAGTTTTTCAGAAAGATTGAAAAAAGCATTGGATGAAAAGAACATGACACAAGCGGAACTTTCAGCATTAAGCGGAATTGGTAAATCTTCAATTAGTCAATATCTATCAGGTAAGAATGAACCAAATTATGCAAACATCAAAAAACTTGCTGAAGCATTACAGGTGAATGAATCCTTCTTGGATGGTTCTGAAGAATTTATGGATGATGAATCAAAAGAATTTGACAAGAACCTTCCAATTGAAGAAGCAGCCAAAATTATGGGGAAATCAAAACAGTTTGTAAGGGTAGGACTTCAAAGAGGAATACTTCCATTCGGTTCAGCAGTTAAATTAAGCAGCAGATGGACTTACTACATTTCCCCACCAAAGTTTTATGAATATGTTGGGCATCAACAATAAAGAAAGGATGGTAATGATGATACAACTTACAAAGTTATCAAAAGCTTTAAGTAATAACTATGTTGGTAACTATGTTGGATGGATAAAGAAAGATAATTATGATTATATTTTAACTGAATGTTTTATCCTAAAAACCAATCAAGATATAAAAGGTAGTGTTTTAACAAAACTTATATCTTTAATTGGAACTGTTCCACAGGAAGGTCAAGGTTTTCAAAACAGATATAGTCACAGAAAAGAAATGACAGAATGTGAAATTGAAAACATGATTGACCTTCTTGAATGTAAAGATGAAAAATCAATTTATTTTACTAACTTAATCTATCAAGTAGATAAAGAACTATTTTCTATATTCAAGGGTGAAGAAGATTACATCTTTATCAATAAGATTTACATTGATTTGATTGACTTGTATGATAAAAACATTGAAATATATGGAACTACCAGGGTATCACCTATTTGTTTTAAAAAAGACAATGAAGAAATGATGGTTTTACCAATAAGATTGAAAGAAAATCCATTTTATTTGAAAGAGGAAAAAAATGAGTAATATTCAGCTATTTGATTATCAACAAAATGCTCTTGATGAAACAAAAGAATTTAATAAAGTTGCCTATTACTTGGATATGGGCTTGGGTAAGACTTTTGTTGGAAGTGAAAAGCTGAAATCCTTTAGAACTAATCTTAATTTGTTGATTTGTCAGAAGTCAAAGGTCAATGATTGGATGGAACATTACAGAACTTATTATCCATATGATATAAGTGCCTATGACTTGACCAACAAACAAGGATTAAAGGACTTCATTGAAAATCCCCTTGATTACAGATTCAGGGTTGGAATCATCAACTATGAATTAACCTTCAGAAGAAAAGAATTGCTTCAATTACAAGACTTTTCCCTGATGCTTGATGAATCATCCATGATACAAAATGAAACTGCTAAAAGGTCAAAATTTGTTCTTAAATTGAAACCTGATAATGTAGTATTACTTTCAGGAGCACCAACTGCTGGTAAGTATGAAAATCTATGGTCACAACTTCACCTATTGGGTTGGAATATTAGTAAAGACTTATACTGGAAACAGTACATTGAAACTGAATGGGTTGAAGAAGATAGTGGGTTTTTCAGGAAAGATGTTATTGGCTACAAAAATGTTGATAGATTGAAAATGAAATTAAAGCAACATGGAGCAATATTTATGAAATCTGAAGATGCGGTTGAACTTCCTGAACAAGTATTTAATAAGGTTATGATTGGCACAAGTAAAGAATATAGGAAGTTCATGAAAAGCAGAATTATTACTATTCAGGATAAGGAATTGGTTGGTGACCATGCTTTAACCAAAAGATTATATGCAAGAATGCTTTGTGGTCACTATAATCAAAACAAACTTGAAGCATTCAAAGATTTAGTTACATCCACAGATGATAGGTTAATAGTATTCTACAACTTTAATGATGAATTGGATGCTATGATGACCCTGATTGAAGATAAACCAGTATCAATAATAAATGGTTCAACAAAGGATTTGGAAGCTTACAATGAACATGATAATTCAATAACCTTTGTTCAGTATCAAGCAGGGGCTATGGGTTTGAACCTACAAAAAGCAAATAAGGTAATATACTTTACCCTTCCGCAATCAAGTGAACTATTTGAACAATCTAAAAAGAGAGTTCACAGGATAGGACAAAATAAAAGATGTTTTTATTACTTGATGATGTGTATTGATAGTGTTGAAGAAGATATTTTAAAAACTTTAGAAATGAGAAAGGATTATACAGATGAACTATTTGAAACCTATGAGAATCAATTATAAAAAGTTGTTTACAGTTTGGGTTATTACAATAGTTATTGCAATGGTGATTACTTCATTCATAACTGCATTGATAATTAAACCAAACTCAACTGAAGTAAAAGAAGTTTTATCACCAGCAGTATCATCAACTGTAGTACCATATTTTTTTACACCTGAAGTTCAAGTTGCTGAACAAACTGAACCAGTTGCTGAAGTTCTTGGTGAATATAGAATTACTGCTTATTGCCCATGTGAAATATGTTGTGGTGATTGGGCAAAGAACAGACCAAATGGAATTGTAGTTGGTGCAGCAGGTAAAGAACTTCAAGAAGGTGTTTCAGTTGCAGCATCACTTCCATTAGGAACAAAGATAAACATTGATGGAATTGGTGAATATGAAGTTCAAGATAAAATTGCAAAGTGGGTTCTTGAAAAGTATGACAATAAAGTCATTGATATTTATTTTGAAAGTCATGAAGATGCCCAAAACTTTGGGCTTCAACATAAAGAAGTATCTATTATGAAAGGGGATTTGAAAAAATGATTAAATGTAAGAATTCATGCCCAACAGGTAAGTTTGATGGATGTTGTTTTGAATGTGAACTAAAGGATGAATGTGATGAAGTTTGTGGAATGCTTCCATCAGATTGTGGTGATTCCATCATGGAAGAAACTGAAGAAACACAATTGGAATTATTCAAACAAGGTCAAGTTGCGGTTCTTAATCAGATTGCAAATATTGTAACTGAAAAGAAGAAACTTGAAGAAACTGAAAAAGCATTAAAAGCAAAGTTAAAAGAAGCCATGGAAAAATGTAATATCAAGAAGTTTGAAAGTGACATTCTAAACCTTACTTATGTAGCTGAAACTACTGCAACAAGTATTGATTCAGCAAAACTGAAAAAGAAATATCCTGATATTGCAACTGAATGTTCCAAGACTTCAAAGAAATCAGCTTATGTGAAAGTGGTGGTGAAATAATGAATGGATTAAAACAAGCATTGGAAGGAATTATGATGCAAGCAGTATTAATGGCATCATACCATAAAGCACTTATTAAAGAAGGTATGAGTGAAGAACAAGCTTTGGAAATGACAATTGCTTTTCAAGATTCACAGGTTCATGCTGCATCAATGGCAAATTTAGCAAGAGAAGAACAAGAGAAAGAAGAAATGTTTCCAATTAGATTTAATGGCTTGTTTAAGTAGGATGGTGAGCCAATGGCAGCAGAAAAGCAGTTTGAAAACAAAGTAAAAAGTTGGTTGAATAAGTTGAAAAAAGAAGGTCACCCAATAAAGTTCATCAAGATTTGGGGTGGTGGTTTTCAAAAGGCTGGAATACCTGATTTGATATGTTGCATCAACAGTATTTACTTTGAAGTTGAACTAAAGTCATCAGTTGGTAAACCTTCAGACCTTCAGAAATACAACATAAGACTTACCAATGAAGCAAATGGAATTGGAATAATCCTTTACCCTGAAGGGTTTGAACAGTTCAAAAACATAGTGAAGGGGGTGATAAAATGCAATACTCACATTCAAGACTTGAATGCTTTGAAAGTTGCAAATTCAAGTACAAAATGCGATATATTGACAGAATAAAAACTTTACCAAATACAGATGCCAATAATGCATTGATACTTGGAACTGCAATGCATGAAGGTATTGAAAATGGTGTTGAAGCAGCAATTAAAGCCTATTATGATAGCTTCCCCATCATTAATGACCTACATGTAAATGAAGTTATTAAACTTGAATACCTAATCCCAAGGGTGCAAGAAATACTTCCTAAAGGTCAATATGAAATTAAAGTTGTGGATTCAGATTTTATTGGGTTTGTGGATTTAACATCAAAGAATGAAGAAGGTAGTTATGATATTTATGACTTCAAATATTCTAACAATGTTAAAAATTATCTTGATTCTAATCAACTTCACCTTTACAAGTATTTCTATGAAAAGCAGTACAACAAGAAGATTCGTAACTTATACTTTGTATTCATTCCAAAGGTGGCAATTAAGCAAAAGAAAACTGAAGATTTATATACCTTTAGGAAAAGAATACAGGAAGAACTTGAAAAATCAGAAATTAAGTTGGTTCAAATAGAGTTTGATTCAGGGAAAGTGATTGAATTCTATCAAGGTGTTAAGCGGATATTGGAAACTAAAGACTTTCCCAAAGAACCAAATTATTTATGTAAGTGGTGTGAATACCAAAAATATTGTGAAAAAGGAGTGGATTACATGTTATTACCAAAGAATGAGAGAAGAAACATTGAAAAAATTAATAAGAAGGCGATTTGGCTTTATGGAGCACCTTTCAGCGGAAAAACCTTCCTTGCCAACAAGTTCCCTGACCCATTAATGTTAAACACTGATGGAAATATTAAGTTTGTTGATGCACCTTATGTTCCAATCAAAGATGAAGTGAAAGTTGAAGGTAGACAGACTAAAAGAAAATTTGCATGGGAAGTATTCAAGAATGTCATTGCTGAATTGGAAAAGAAAGATAATGACTTCAAAACCATTGTTGTTGACCTACTGGAAGATACTTATGAGCATTGTAGACTTTACATGTATGACAAGCTGAATATTACCCATGAATCAGATGATTCTTTCAGTGCCTGGGATAAGGTCAGAACCGAATTCCTTTCAACCCTGAAGAAATTGATGAACCTGGACTATGAAAATATTATTCTTATCAGTCATGAGGATAGAAGTAAGGACATCACTCGCAAAAGCGGTGATAAAATCACAGCCATTAAGCCAAACCTTCAGGATAAAGTTGCAAACAAGGTTGCTGGAATGGTCGATATTGTGGCAAGGGTTGTGGCTGATGGTGATGAAAGAACACTTTCCTTCAAGACCAATGAAGTCATCTTTGGCGGTGGAAGGCTTCCAGTAACAGAAAAGGTCATTCCCCTTGATTATGATGAATTCATGAAGGTTTATGAAGAAGCTAATACCTTGGCAGTTAAGGGTATCAAAAAAGCTGCTGATACTTCCAATACACCAAAGGAAACCACTGATAAGCCTTCAACTGGTAGAAGGGGAAGAAAAGCAAAAGAAGAAACTGCTGAAGAAGTCAAAGACCCTGAAATTGTTGAAGAAACTAATGAAGCGGATTCTTCTGCCCAAAAAGTTCAGGAAGATGAACCTGAAGTTGAAGAAGCTGATAAAACTGAAGAACCAGCAGAAGAAAAACCGGTAAGAAGAACCAGGAAAAAGAGGGGTGAATAATGGCAGATGTTATTACCTTGAAGGATGGTTCAGTTGAAACCCTACTTGAACCAAGAGATTTTCAATACCTGGTTGAAAAGCACATGGGTTATGATGTTGAAACCTACTTCAGAACCTTAATTGAAAAGCTTCAGGAAGAAGCGGATTATACCAAAGCAAAGGTTGAAACAGACCTTGACAGCTATGAAGCACAGCTTGAAGGTAACACCACATGTTTCCTTGATATTTTAGACATTATCAAGGGAGCGGAAAAGTTACTGATGAAAAAGCGACTTAATAAAGCCGAATTGGTCAAGTTGCTTAACCAAATAAAAACAGAAATTAACAATGTAATTTGAAAGGATGGTATGAAAAATGGCAAATATTTGGGATAAGTTTGATAAGGAAATTGATACTGAAGGTTTACAGGCTGATATAAAAGAAGCAGCGGAAAATGGTGCTAACTTTAAGGAAGTTCCTCATGGTCAGTATGAAGTTAGGATTGAAAAACTTGAACTGGTTGAATCCAAAGCTGGTGACCCAATGGTTACTTGCTGGATGAAAGTTCTTGCTGGTGAGTACAAAGGAAGCTTGATTTTCATGAACCAGGTTATCACCAAGGGGTTCCAGATTCACATTGCAAATGAATTCCTTCGTTCTTTGGACAGTGGCATTGAAGTTGAATTCAAGACATATTCCCAATATGGTCAAATGCTGATGGATATTCATGAAGCAATTGATGGACAACTTGAATATGGCTTGAAGTATGGTGAAGGTAAAAAAGGCTTCAGTACCTATGAAATCACTGATGTTTATGAAGTTGAGTAATTAACCCAAGGATAGGGGTTTAATAAAAAAAAATATTAAACCCCTTTTCCCCTACACTTCCCCATCATTAGTATTACCAGCAATTATTAAACCTATACAGAAAGGAAGTGAAATAAATGCTGTTTTATGACTTTGAGGTTTTCAAATATGATTGGTTGGTTGTAATTATTGATGTGATGAATAAAAAGGAACATGTCATTGTCAATGATGTTGAAAAGCTTAAAAAGGTTTATGAAACCAATAAAAATAATGTTTGGGTTGGTTACAATTCAAGGCACTATGACCAGTATATTTTGAAAGCTTTACTTTGTGGATTTGATGCAAAAGCAATGAATGATTATATCATTGTTAAGAAGAATCCCGGTTGGAAGTTTTCAAGTCTATTAAGAAATGTTCCTTTGAATAACTATGACATTATGACCAGCTTTCATGGTTTGAAGCAACTTGAAGGATTCATGGGTAACAGTATTAAAGAATCCAGTGTACCTTTTGATATAGATAGAGAGTTGACCCCTGAAGAAATTGAAGAAACGATTAAATATTGCCGACATGATGTTGAACAGACCATTGAAGTTTTCATTCAAAGAAAGGAAGAATTTGAAAGTCATCTGTCTTTGATAAAAACTTTTAAGTTACCAATTTCATGTATATCCAAGACTAAAGCACAACTTTCAGCAATTATTTTGGGTGCAACTAAAAGAAACTATGATGATGAATTTGAAATTGAATTTCCAGATACTTTGAGGATTAACAAATATAAAGAAGTGTTGCACTGGTATAAAAACCCTTTGAACAGGGATTACAGTAAGTCTTTGAAAATTGATGTTGCGGGTGTTCCCCATGTGTTTGCTTGGGGTGGCTTACATGGTGCAATTGATAAATACAACGGTGAAGGTCATTTCATTAACATTGACGTTGCTTCCTATTACCCAGCATTGATGATTGAATATGGGTTTGGTAGTAGAAGCATTTCAGACCCTAAAAAGTATAGAGAAATCAGGGATGAAAGACTTCGATTGAAGGCAGAAAAAAACCCAATGCAGCAACCATATAAGATTGTTTTGAACAGTACCTATGGGGCAATGAAGGATAAGAACAACCCATTGTATGACCCAAGGCAAGCCAACAATGTTTGTGTTGGCGGTCAACTTCTTTTACTTGACCTGATTGAAATGTTGGAAGGTCATTGCCAACTAATTCAATCAAATACAGATGGATTGATTATTAAGCTGTTCAAGGATGAAGATTATGACCTAATTGATGACATCTGTTATGAGTGGGAACAAAGAACCAGGATGCAGCTTGAATTTGATTCATACAAAAAGATATTTCAAAAGGATGTTAATAACTATGTGATTGTTGACTTTGATGGTGGTTATCACTCTAAAGGTGGATATGTAAAAAAACTTGATAACTTGGATTATGACCTTCCAATTGTGAACCATGCAATTAAGCAATATTTACTTCATGGAATTCACCCAAAACAGACCATTGAAGAATGTCAATCATTAAGGGAATTCCAAAAGATTGTGAAGGTCAGTAATAAATACTTATATGCCTTGTATAACCCAATGGTTACTGAAGAAAAAATTCGTGATGAAAACAACAGATTGAAAACCATTAGGGTTTTCACAGGTGGTGAAGTTCAAAAGGAACAATGCTTCAGGGTATTTGCTTCTAACTCAAAGGCAGATGGTGGAATTTTCAAAGTAAAGAACCATCAAAAGAATCCTGAAAAATTTGCTGATACCCCTGAAAGGTGCTTCATCATCAATAAGGATGTGAACAATCTTGAAATACCAAAGAAGCTGGATAGAGATTGGTACATTAAATTGGCGGTAAAAAGATTGAAAGATTTTGGGGTGAGCCTATGAAGTCACCCATTGAAAGTAAAGGAAGTGATAAAAGTGCAACTATTCAGGGGTTATGTTGAAACTAAAAATAAAAAATGCATGGAAAAGTTTAAGGGTAGGAATGACTTAAAAACCTTTGAAGAAGTTCAATCCCTTCCTGAATTTGCAGGTATTCTTGGGGAAGAAACTATCCTTATTGATATAGATGATACGGAACAATCAGATATTTTATTTGAAATAATTAAAGAAACAAAGTTGAAATGTAGAGTGTATGAAACTACAAGAGGAAAGCATTTTTTATTTAAGAATAAGAATGTTAAGACCAATAAAACAGGTTGTAAACTTGCAATTGGATTAGATTCTGATATAAAGCTTGGTAGTAGAAATTCTTATTCTATTTTGAAATTTGATAACAAGGATAGAAAGATTATTTATGATACACCTGAAGATAAAATTCAGGAATTACCTATATGGTTGACACCAATTAATAGCAGCTTTGATTTTCTTGATATGGAAGTTGGGGATGGTAGAAATCAAGCTTTATTTAACTACATACTAACCCTACAATCAAATGATTTTTCAGTTGAAGAAGCAAGGGAAACCATAAGGTTAATCAATAAACATGTTCTAAAAGTTCCATTAAGAGATACTGAACTTGAAGTTGTATTGCGTGATGATGCATTTAAGAAACCAATATTCTTCAAGGGTACAACCTTCTTATTTGATAAGTTTGCAGTGTTCATGAAGAACAACCATCATATCAAAAGGATAAATAATCAATTGTATATATACAAAGATGGTGTCTATGTTGATGGCTATGCTGAAATTGAAGCTGAAATGATAAAACATATAAGTAATTTGAACAGAGCAAAGAGGGCTGAAGCGTTATCTTACTTGAACCTTTTAATTAGAGATAATACCCCTGCATCAGATGCCAATTTAATAGCATTCAGGAATGGGATTTACAATATCATTGATGATAGCTTTATTCCCTTTTCCCCTGAAATAATCATTACTAATAAAATCAATTGGGATTATAACCCTGCTGCTTATTCAGAACTTGTGGACAATACACTGAATAAGATTGCTTGTCAAGATGAACAGATTAGGATGCTGCTTGAAGAAGCAATTGGATATTGTATGTATAGAAGAAATGAATTAGGTAAGGCGTTCATCCTAATTGGTGATAGGTCAAATGGAAAATCAACTTTCCTTGATATGGTGAAAACTATGTTGGGTGATGAAAACATTGCATCCCTTGACCTTGGGGAATTGGGTGAAAGATTTAAGACTGCTGAATTATTTGGAAAGCTTGCAAATATTGGTGATGACATTGGTGATGAATTTATTGCCAATGCATCAGTGTTTAGAAAGCTTGTTACTGGTGAAAGAATCAGTGTTGAAAGAAAAGGTCAAGACCCCTTTGAATTCAATAACTATTCAAAGTTATTATTTAGTACAAACAACATCCCAAGGATTAAGGATAAGACAGGTGCAGTGCAAAGAAGGCTTATCATTATTCCATTTGATGCAACATTCAGTGTAAATGACCCTGATTTTGACCCTTACATTAAGTATAAGTTAAGAGAACAAGAACCTATGGAATATATGATAAAGCTTGGATTGGAAGGTTTGAAAAGGGTAACTTTGAACCAAAAGTTCACCAGTTCAAAGAGAGTTGAACAGGAACTTGAAGAATATGAAGAAAGTAATAACCCTATCATTGGGTTTTACAAAGAAGTTGGTATTGAAGAAATTGAGAATGAACCAACTAAAGATGTGTATAAAAAATACCAAGAATATTGTCTTGCTAACAACCTTCAAGCATTATCAAATATTGAGTTTTCAAAACAAGTTAAAAGGAAATTTGATTTTGATATTATTGATAAAAAAATTAGTGGTGTGAAGTACAGAATATTTGTAAGAAAGGAAGTGTGATTTACTTATGGAAAATAAATGTGTAGTGTGTGGTGAGTATGTTCCTGAAGGAAGGCAAGTTTGCACTAATTGTGAAGGTGGCACAATAAAAGATAGTGGGAGCAGAAGGGAATTTGAAACAGGTGCAGTTAGGGATATTCAACATGGTAAGGGAAGATATGACCTTCTACCATGGGAAGCTATTCATGAACTTGCCCTACATTGTGAAGCAGGTGCTTTGAAATATGGTGAAAGGAATTGTGAAAAAGGTATTCCAATCCATAGTTTAATTGATTCAGCATTCAGGCATTTATCTTGCTACATGAGGGGTGAAGCAGATGAACCCCATTTAAGGGCTGCATTTTGGAACATTGCTTATGCCTTATACATGGAAAAGGTTCATCCTGAAATGCAAGATATACCTACAAGAACAAAGGATGGTGATTAATGTGGCAGCTAATAAGAACCCAATGTTTAATAGTAGTGGATGCAAAGACCCAACCGCTTATATTGCCATAAACCAAGTGAGTAAAGAAGAAGCTGAACTGAATCAAAGGGTTCATGTATTGGTTACCACTTTGAAAAACATAATCGGTTGGGCAGGATTTGAAACTATCAGCAGAATTGAAATCAGGGATAAGAAAACAAGAAAGGAATTCAGGTGATTGATATGAAACCAATAGCAACTGAAAACTGCAATGCAGTATATACCTTGGAAGGATGCAATGACCTTCCAGTGACAAAATACATCAATGCGAACAACGGTGAAGAAGGTGTTGAATCAGTTTGGGAACTTTCCTCTGATGAAATCAAGCGAATTCAGGAAACTGGAAAGGTGTTTCTTTACATCCAGGGTGCAACCGTTCCCCCTGTTCTGTTGACCACTGAATCACAGATTTATTTTAAGGAAGAAGGTGAAACTGATGAAGAAGCAAAGAATTGAATTATATCGTGATAATTTTCAAAATTTCAAGAGATATAATATTCCAAAAGCACAACTTGTGATTGCAGATATACCCTATAATCTTGGAGTAAATGCTTATGCTTCTTCAACTGAATGGTATATCAATGGAGATAATAAAAATGGTGAAAGCAAGAAAGCAGGAAAATCTTTCTTTAATACTGATAATAATTTTAGGATTGCAGAATATATGCACTTTTGTAGTAAGCTACTTATCAAAGAACCAAAAGAAAAAGGCAAAGCCCCTGCCATGATTGTGTTTTGCTCATTCGAACAAATTCCAACCGTCATTGAATACGGTAAAAAATATGGGTTTATGAACAGCTTTCCATTATTTTTTATTAAAAATTATTCTGCACAAGTTCTCAAAGCAAACATGAAAATAGTCGGTGCTACGGAACATGCGGTTGTATTGTATAGGGATAAGCTTCCTAAATTTAATAACGGAAGACAAATTGATGAAGAAACAGGAAAACCAATTAGAGGAACAGGAAAAATGATTTTTAATTGGTTTGAATGGAAAAGAGACAACCCTAAGGAATATCCTAAAATACACCCAACTCAAAAACCAGTAAATTTGTTAAAAGAATTAATTAAAATATTTACTGACGAAGGCGATGTTGTTATAGACCCAGTTGCAGGGAGTGGAACAACATTGAAAGCATGTAAAGAATTGAATAGAAGTGGTTATGGCTTTGAAATTGATAAAACTTTCTATGATAGAGCAGTGAAGGAAATGTTAATTGAAAGTTAATATTCAAAAATGTGTTTCCCAACCTACTACACAGCAGCGGTGAAGTTCAAGATGATACTAAAGGTTCAAGATGAGTTCAAGATAAAAAACAATCATCTTGAACCGTTACAAGTGTAGTAGTGGCAAGGGTTTGAGTGATACGGTTCAAGATGGTTCAAGATAAAAGCAAAGTTCTTTATATATTATATTATTTTTTATTCTTATTACTATAATATCTATAAAAATAAGAGTATATAGGGAATAATCTTGAACTTCTTGAACCGACATTCTGAAAGCCTTGATATATAAAGGTTTGAAGCGGTTCAAGATAAAATTCATCTTGAACCCATCTTGAACCATCTTGAACCCAAATTTTAATTTTAGAAAGGATGATTCCATGAAAGCAAAACAATATTTAAGACAAGTGAGAAGGTTAGATAATACGATAAATGCAAAGATTGAGCAGATAGAAACATTAAGGTCAATGACTACAAATATTACACAATCACTTAATGCAGATAGAGTACAAGAAACACGTTCCAATGATAAAATAGAAAAATTGATTGTTAAAATCATAGACCTTGAAAGAGAAATTACAGATGATATTGATGCATTAATTGATTTGAAACGTGAAGTGATGCATAAAATTGACGCGGTTCAAAATGATGATTACAGATTACTTCTTACTTTGAGATATTTAAACTTTAAGACCTGGGAGCAGATAGCAGTTGAAATGAATTTCACCTATCAATGGACTTGTGAATTACATAAAAGGGCATTGATTCAATTTGAAGAATTATATTTTAAAGTTCAAGAAGTAACACTTGATAGTAATTGATATTGAACCTATGTTATTATTAGAGTGATAAAATTGTATAGTTATAAAATAACTCTACAATCAAATTAAAGAAAGGTAGGTGATAAATGTGGCAAATGTTACTGAAAAGCAGAAAAGGTTTGTTGATGAATACTTGATTGACCTTAATGCAACAAGGGCATATAAAGCAGCATATCCAAGGGTAAAGAAAGATGAAGTTGCTGCAAGTGCTGCGGCTAGATTGTTAAGAGATGTTAAGGTTCAAGCATACTTGAAATCAAGGCAACAAAAGCTTCAGGAAAGAACAGAAATTACACAGGATAAGGTGCTTCTTGAACTTGCAAAGATAGGATTTAGTAATGGTTCAGACTTTGCCAAGGTTGTCACCAAGCCAAGAAAAAGGCAAGTGTGGAATGATACAACCCAAGAATATGAGGAAAAGGAAGTTGAAGAACAGTTTGTTGAATTAATTGATACTGATGAACTTCCTGCTGATAAGAAAGCAGCTATTTCAGGAATCAAAGAAGGTAAGTATGGAATTGAAGTTTCCTCATGTGATAAAGTCAAGGCACTTGAATTGATTGGTAAGCATCTTGGGATGTTCAAAGATAAGGTTGAAATATCAGGTCAGGTTAATAATCCAATGGAAGGATTGACAACTGAAGAACTGAAGAAGTTGATATATGATGAATAAAAAGCTTCTAAAACAATATGCAAAGATAGAACTTGCAAAACGTGAATTCTTCTATTACTGCAATCTTAAAGCACCTGATTTTTATAAACTGAATAGACAATACTTGATTGACTTTTGCAATGAACTTCAAGCCTTCTATGAAGGTGATGGTGAAGTTATGGTAATAAACATACCCCCAAGACATGGGAAGTCAAGAACCGCTGGATTGTTTGTTGAATGGGTATTGGGTAAGAATAAGAATGAAAAAATTATGACAGGTTCATATAATGAAACCCTTTCAACCATGTTTTCAAAGAATGTTAGGAATGACATTCAGGAAGAAAAGGTTGATGAATATAAGGTTGTTTATTCTGATATATTCCCTGATACCAAAATAAAACGTGGTGATGGAGCAATGAACCTTTGGAGTTTAGAAGGTGGATATAATAATTACCTTGCTACTTCCCCCACTGGTACTGCAACAGGATTTGGTTGTTCGTTGATGATTATTGATGACCTTATAAAGAATGCAATGGAAGCTTATAATGCTGAAGTTCTTGAAAAGCATTGGGATTGGTTCACTAATACAATGTTATCAAGGCTTGAAGAAGGCGGTAAGATAATTATTATAATGACAAGATGGGCAACTGGTGATTTAGCTGGTAGAGTGATTGAACATTATAAGGAACAAGGTGTTCAGGTTAAACACATTACCATGAAAGCACTTCAGGATGATGGAACTATGCTATGTGAAGAAGTTCTTTCAAAGAAATCATATAATTCAAAAGTAAAAGCAATGGGATTGGATATATCTTCAGCTAACTATCAACAAGAACCCATTGATATTAAAGGTAAGTTATATACAAGCTTCAAAACATATAAGAAGCTTCCAATGGATGAAAGGGGTAATCTTCTATTCACATCTATCAGGAACTATACTGATACTGCTGATACAGGTGATGATTACCATTGCAGCATTAACTATGGTGTATATAACAATGAAGCTTATATACTCAATGTTTTATATACTAAAGATGGTATGGAAATTACTGAACCTGCTACTGCAAAGATGTTCTATGAGGATGGTGTTAATGTAGCAGATATTGAAAGCAATAATGGTGGTAGAGGATTTGCAAGAGCAGTTGAAAGGATATTGAGGGAAACATATAAAAGCAATAAAACACAAATTGAACCTTTCCATCAATCCAAGAATAAGCAATCAAGAATTCTTTCCAATTCCACTTGGGTAATGAATCATGTTTACTACCCTGTTAATTGGATGGATAGATTCCCTGAATATTATGAAGCAATGACCAAATATCAGAAAGAAGGAAAGAACCTTCATGATGATGCACCTGATGCAACAACAGGGATTGCAGAAAAGATTGGTCAAGGTTCAACATTCAGTTTTGATTGATAATAGTATCAGGTTAGTAACAAAGAACCCTTCAAACAGTTGTGTTGAGGGGTTTTATACTTATAACATAATGAAATGGGGTGAAATGATAAATGTTCAACTTTAGTTTTGGAAGTGAAACTTCAAAGATAAACAACATAATTACAGAGGGTGCAAATTCAAGAATGACAGATAAACAGTTTCTTGAACGTGAAATTGCAAAGTGGAAGAAGTCACCTAAAAGAAAAGCAATGATTACTGGTGAAAAATACTATGCAGGTGAACATGACATTTTATCTCGTAAAAGAACAGTAATTGGTAAAGATGGACTGGTTCAAGAAGTTACTAACCTTCCAAACAATAAGATAGTGGATAATCAATATTCAAAGATGGTTGACCAAAAGGTTAATTACTTGTTAGGTAAACCACTAACCTTTGATACTGATAATAAGGATTATGAAAAGGCACTAAAGAAAGTGTTCAACAAGAAGTTCTATAGAACATTGAAGAACTTGGGTGAGGATTCCCTTAATGGTGGCATTGGTTGGTTATATCCTTACTACAATGAAGCTGGTGAACTTGTTTTCAGGAAGTTTGAACCATATGAAATACTTCCATTTTGGGCAGATGCAGACCATACCATTCTTGAAAGTGCAGTAAGATTGTATGAAGTTGAAGCTTATGAAGGATTACAAGAAAAAATTATTGAAAAGGTTGAAGTGTATGATGTAAATGGTATTCAAAGGTATGAATTAAGAAATGGAACTTTAATTGAGGACATGGAAAACCCAAGTTCCAATCATATGGTATTTGTTGATGATGAAGGTAATGAAACAGGAATGAATTGGGCAAAGATACCCATTATACCCTTCAAATACAATCACAAAGAAATGCCTTTAATTAATAGGGTGAAGTCACTACAAGATGGAATTAATATCATGCTTTCTGATTTTGAAAACAACATGCAGGAAGATGCAAGAAACACAATTCTTGTAATCAAGAACCTTGATGGAACTAACCTTGCTGAATTCAGGCATAACCTTGCAACTTATGGAGCAGTTAAGGTTAAAACTGTGGATGGTCAAGCTGGTGACGTTGATACTCTAACAGTTGAAGTAAATGCAGAAAACTATAAAGCAATACTTGATTTATTCAAGAAAGCACTTATTGAGAATGCAAGGGGTTATGATGCTAAAGATGATAGAATGAATAATAATCCTAATCAGATGAACATTCAATCCATGTATTCTGATATTGATTTGGATGCCAATGGAATGGAAACAGAATATCAAGCTTCCTTTGAAGATTTACTTTGGTTTGTTAATACCCATCTTGCCAATACAGGTGTTGGGAACTTTGAAGGTGAAGAAGTTGAAATTGTATTCAATAGGGATATTCTAATCAATGAATCTGAAAGCATTGAAAATTGTGGTAAATCAGTTGGTATACTTTCAAATGAAACCATCATTGGTCAACATCCTTGGATTAGTGATGTTGAAAAGGAACTTCAAAGGGTGAAAGATGAAAAGCAAGAAGCCTATGATGAATATGCCAATGCATTCAATCCAATAGACCCTGCTGCTGGAAGTGGTGATGAAGATGACAATAACAATTGACCAATTGAAAAAAAGACCATCCACTTCCTACTGGCAAAGAAGAATGGAACTTCTTGAAAAAGCACAAATAAATAAAGGTCAAGCTTATTTTGCAGACCTTGAAAAACAATACAGGATTGCTTCACAGAATATTGAAAAGGAACTTACAAACTGGTATTCAAGATTTGCAACTAATAACAATATCACCATGATTGAAGCTAAAAGATTATTGACTACAAAAGAACTTGCTGAATTCAAGTGGAATGTAACTGAATACATCAAATATGGTGAAGAAAATGCACTTAATCAAAAGTGGATGAAAGAACTTGAAAATGCTTCAGCAAGGGTTCATGTTTCAAGGTTGGGATCATTAAAGGTTCAAATGCAGCAACAGGTTGAAGTTCTATATGGTAACCA